TGGTGGAACAATCAGCACTGCCGCATTTGGATCATCTGGCACAGGTTCATCATCTGGTTTGCATAGTCTTGCAACTTATGACCAGTTGACAACCAACGGTGCAGGTGTAGGCACTGCCAATGTGACGTATCAGGATATTGTTGAGTTCATCCATTTATTGCCACAACAATACTGGACACCAACTGCAAAATTCCTGATTAATCCTTTGTTTCTTGCACAAATTCGTGGCCTTAAAGATGCAAACGGCACACCAATATTTGAGCGTATGGCTCCCCTGGTTTATGAGGGTATTGTTGGTCAGATCATGGGATTTGACGTAGTTGTTAACAAATACGTTGATAATCCTGATTCATCCACATCCACACCAGGCACAACATCACTGTACCCAATGTACTTTGGTGATTGGCAACGTGGTCACACAATCGTTGATCGTTTGAACATGGTTCTGCGTAGATACGATCAAACATTGCCTGGTTACATTACGTTCTATGGTGAGAAGCGTTTGGCAACATCAGTTGTTGATCCATTCTCAATCATTCGTTATCGTTCAACTGCTACTGCAACCTGATAAAGTGGGGGGGAGAAAATCCCTCCCATTTTTTTAAAATTTGAAATGGAATAACATGACTACCAACACAATCATTCTTGATGCAATTAAAAAGGCTCTGAAAAAAGGGACTAAAGAAACTGTTAATTTGAGGGAATCATCAGCATTGACTGGTTCAGGTTCTGGTGATGGTGGGCGTGTTATTTATGATGATGCATTTGCCGCATTAAGATATTCAAACCCATTTAGAGCAGTAGGCGCAAGACAGATCACCACAATTGGATCTGATGAGGCATTTGTTGTAAAAACTGGTAATGTTACCAATCCAACAAATCCCTGGGGCTACACATTCACACCAGATGTGGGAACACCAAACACATCAACATCATTTTGGCAATTGCCAGTTCAGTCGATTGCCGCACAAGTTCCAGTAAGGACTGCAATTTTGTCAGATGTTAACAATCTGGAACAAACATTGATTACTGATATTGGCCTTGAATTTAGTCAGCAAGAAGCGTTTTCAATGATGCTGAATAATGACCAATCAGGATCATCAACAACTGCATATGGCGCAACTTATGGATTGCGTGGGTTGAATTCATACCCAGGTGGTTCAACTGCATCATTTGGATCAAACGGTTCAGCACCAACAAACGGATTGCACACTGTTTTGACGGTTGCATCTGCAACTGGTGGTGCAATTGCATACAACGACATTGCCACATTAAATGCCGCATTGCCACCACAATATTATGGTTTGCCCACCTGCGCATGGATGATGCATCCATCAACAATTGCATATTTGCGTGAGTTAAAAGATTCTAGCGGTATGCCATTATTCCTTGAAATTGGTCAAAAAGATGGATCATCAGTTGGCAACATTTTTGGGCATCCAGTAGTTCCAAATTCATTCATGGATCAAATTGGATCTGGTAAATTGCCTATTTATTTGGCGGCATGGGAAAGATTTATGACCATTGCATACCATGAGGAAATGGCGTTCAGTTGGTATGAACAATCATCACCTGGTTTTTTAACATTATTCGTTGAAAAGCGTGTTTGTTCTACCATTCGTGATGTATTTGGTGGTGTTCGTCTCTCAACCTAAAAGGTAAAAAATGCCTTTAGATAGTTACACAAACGGCCCATACTTAGGTACAAGCCGAAACCCATTCAGCTATGAAAAGGTAGAACAAATCCAAAGGGATGTTTCTACTGCATGGTTAACCCTGGATCAAATCACACAACAATTAAATTTGTACAATGATGAATCCCAAGATTCATATTTAACAAGTCTTGAATTGGCCACCAGAATGGCAATTGAAGATTTTTTGGGCATGAGCATTTTTGCAACGCAATACAAATGTTATTATGGGGCATTAAATGGAATGTCTGGCACACAAGTGAATTTGGATTTGCCAGAGGTAAGCCAAGATAATGGCTCAACAGTAGGAGTTGTTGTTAATGAGGTGGGATATTGGAATTCAAGCACACCACCAACCTATACAGTGGTAGATCCATCAAATTATTATTATGATCCAACTGGTAATAAGGTAGTTGTTAATTCAATTCCAAATGAAGTAAATCAAAATATTACCAATCCAATTGTTGTTAAATATACGGCAAATGCCAATCCATTGGCAAATTATCCAGTTATTCAGCAAGCAGGACTAATGCTATTGACACATTTGTACAACAACAGATCTGATACAAGTGCAACAAAATTGGCTCAAATTCCTTTTGGTGTGGCAACATTGCTCAGACCTTACAAACCACTGGTTTTATAAGGAGCAATAATGGCAATTGCACGTTTTGAAAATATTGCAATCAACAATGTTGTTAATACCATTGATTCATTGGGGCAAACAACAACTGCGTTAACCCTTTGGTTTAATACTAGGGCTAAAGTAATGGATGTGCGAGATGCAATGCAAAATGCCAAAGATGACAGGGTTTATATTAGGAATGTTAAATTTGTTCTAAATTACACACCAAACACAAAAACCATTTCAGACAATCAATTTGGTTATGCTATAAATTGGAGGAATTCAGATTGGCGTATTTCAGATGTGATGGAATCCAATGATCGCATGAATGTCACATTAACCTGCTATCGAAACGATCCAGTTACAAGCCTATGACCACACAACAAAGCATTGTTACTTATGGAAAAGCAATCCAAGCACAATTGGCAAGTGTGGTTAATCCAGTTCCAGTTTATGCAAATTTCAATCGAAATTTTGCAAGTCAACCAAAGTTTGTAACATGGCAGTTGCGCAATGTGCACCAACCAGTTTACACAGGGCCAACACAATCCAACAAAGGCATTGATACACCAACATTTCAGGCATCAGTATTTGCGCAAGATATGAATGATGCATTTGGGATTGAGGATACTATTGTCCAGGCCCTGCATGGATACACAGGACAGTTTGGCGGTTCTAGCGGTATTTTTGTGGCAAAAATTGATGTTTCAATGCTATACAATACCTATGATGATCAAGTAAAATTGCATCAAATAATATTGGATTGTAGAATGACAATTCCATGCTGAAAAAGACAAGATAAAAATTTTCAACTATTTTAAGGATTATTTATCATGGGATTACCAAATCAAATCATTGCAGGTTTTCAAGCATCATTGTGGTGTCAAACTTCTAGCAATCCAACTGCATTAACTCCCACACAATTGGCAACATGGACAGGCGAAGTTGCGGCAATTGTTGGAACAATTGCAAATGGTACTGGTTCAGGAGGTGAGCAATTATTGGTTGAGGATATACCTGCATTTGGTCAGGATGATGCATCTGCCAACTTTGCAGTTGCAGGTTCAAGACAATCCGATATTATCCCAACTCAATCCAAGCCAACATCAATGACCATTGTTGCGGCATGGAATCCATCAGATGCAGGTTTATTGCTAATTCGTGGTGATGCATATTCAGGTACGGTTGATCGTACTTTTGTAATTGCAGTTGCCAGTGGTGCAAACACAGTTGCATACGCATTTAACGGCAGAGTATCAGAATTCAAAATTGATACAAACACCAAGGCTGAGGCAAAATGCACATTTACGATTCATCCAAGGGGCAATCAATACGGTTGGTCAAACAATACTTGATAAGATGACAACAATACAAAACAAAAATGATCTATTGAATTATTTGGTGGGCCAAGCCGATTCTGGTAAAAAAGATTGGTTTGGCTTTTCTCAGCAAAAAATTGCAGGTATTGATCTGGCATATGCCATTGCCGCTAATCATGCGGATAAAATGACACCGGATGAAATAACTGATTATGTGAATAATCTTAATAATTCAATATTTCGCAAAATATTAAATCCCAAAAATCATGTCTGATGGATATGCAAAAACTGGAAACTTTAAAATTTCCTGGGATGGATTCAAGGATTTTGAAAATTTATTGGATGAAATTGACGAAGATTTTGGCCCAAAAGATACTAAGCAAATATTAAGAAATGCATGTAGGGCGGCAATGATCCCAGTTTTGGATACTGCCAGGAGTTTGTTAGAAACTCACGATAATATTGACACAGGTCAACTTTTGGCATCTTTGCAGGTTGAAGCAAGGCCACCAAATTCTAAGGACAAAAGATCTGAATATTCAACTCCCACAATGATAATGATTTCAAGGGTGACAGTTGCACCAGGAAATCGGTTTATTGATGACAACGGACAGAAAACCAAGTTTTTTAAAAAGACATTTAAAAACAAAAAAACTGGAACAAAAACGCATATGCACAGTGATGCAAGGGCGTTTGCAATTGAATTTGGCACTGCCAGATGGGAAAAAGGTGAGGGGATGCCTTTTATTAGACCTGCATTAGAATCCAATGCTACCAGGGTAACTGGTTCATTGGTGACTGATTTAGGTCAGGCGTTATTAAAATATAAATCAAAACACATGAGTACAAAATAATATGAATCAATTTGCAAATGCCTTTGGCGATAAGTTTTTACAAAATAAGGATTCATTAAGAATTCGCAATTTTGAATTGGGTGGTCACACTTTTAAAGTAAAAGTACCATTGACTGCTGAAAATGAAGCAATGTTTGAGCGAATCAAAATTGTGGATGAGGCCAAAGTCTTGCAATATTATGCAAATTTGTCCAAGGAATTCATTAATAACAAAGATCAATATGCCTCTGATTCAGATGTGGAATTCAAAGATGATGACATTATTATCAAAGGTCAATCATTAAAAACAACTGCAAGAAACAAAGTAATTACCGAAAATCGAATTCTTGAGTATTTCAGGTTATTAGTTCCAGAAAACAAAGATTTTGATATGTCAATGGTGAAATATTCTGAGGTCGAAGAATTATTCCCATTTCCTATTCAACTAGAGTTAATTGAAAAAATCAATTCAGTTGTTTCACCTGGATATAAGGAAACCAAGGGAAAATAATAGGGTCTGTTCGTAGGCAGGTCAAAGCCTATTTAGTGGCGCATGGAACAGACCCTGCAACGGTTGATGAGGCCACATTCAACGACATATGCATTATGTATGCCGATGGAATTATTGGCAACCGAGGGGTTTTGGAGGTACTGGGGACACTTACGGCAGGACAGTTCAATAAGATGTTGCCAAGTGGCAAAAGTGCGTATAAACTCAGCGATATAATTGGCAATGCGTATGATTACATCCATCCACCCTTGAGTGAGGAGGATCAAAAAGAGTTAGTTAATCAAAAACTGATTACTTTTGCAATGATGAATCCAAAAGCACCAAAAAAATTGTTTGAGGGTTTTTAATGACACAAATTATTGCAGGTCTAGGCGCACAACTTGGGTTGGATACAACCGAGTTCAAAAAGGGCATTTCTGAGGCAAAAAGTTCATTAAAAGAATTTGCAGAATATTTGCCTGAAGCATTATCAGTTGCGGCATTTGTCGAAATGACAAAAGCATCAATGGAAATGTCCAATCAGATTGTTGAAAGTGCCAAAGCCAACGATATTGCAATTTCATCAGTTTTAGAGTTATCCAAAGCACTTGAGGAAAATGGTGGATCTGCGGAAGATACTGGAAAGATTTATTCAGGATTTACCCAAAAAATAGAATCTGCCGCATTAGGCAATCAAAGGGTACAAGATTCATTTTATAAGCTAGGTGTTACCCTTGACGATTTGAGGCATTTATCTGAGCAGGATTTATTTGCAAAAACGATTGATGGCCTTGCAAATATGAAGGATTCGGCTGAACGGAATGGTTTGGCATTTCAGGTTTTAGGAAAATCAATTCGTGGCGTTGATATTAAGGGCCTTGCAGATTCTCTTGATGAGGGTAAAGGCAAGATGGACAAATATGCCTATGCAGTAGAACAGGCTCACGAATTAAGCATGAAATTAAAAGAATCAAGCCACCAAATTCAGCTTGAATTCACAAATGCAATCATGCCATCATTAAATGTTTTGTATGATAGTTTATTCAAGACAAGCAATTTATTATCAACAATGTTTGAAGGTTTAAAAACGGTTGCCACATGGGTTGCGGCCGCATTTTTGGCATTAAAGCAAGATGTTATGCAGGTGGTTCATGCCCTAGAAATGGCGGCACTGGTAACTAATGATTTGCTTACACTAAGTTTTTCAAAGGCAACCGAGCACTTTAAACAGGGCATACAGGACATTTTGGGCGATGCCAATGAGTATTCAGAGGCAATTAAAAAATTGCAAGTTGCAAATGATGAATTGCAAAAGCCAAAATCAAAACAACCTGATATTGCAAGACAAGTTACCCCAGGAAATGAAAAAGCATTAGAAAATGCCAGGGGTTTAGCAGATGCCTATAAAAAACAAGCCGAGGCAAATCTTTTGATTCTTACATCAAAAGAAGATGTTAACAGGGCCACCAAAAATGAAAAGGAATTAGAAACTGAATTGATGAAAGTGGTGGAGGAAAGAAACAAAGCATTGGCGGCAATTGATGTAAAAATTAGTGCAGTAGATAAGACAAAGCAAGGATCAAAAGATTTAATTGCCATCTTAAAAGACCAGGAAAAACAGATTGATGAAACTTATGGGGAGTTTTTAAAGAAAACCCAAGAGGCAGTATTGGCAAACCAAAAGTATCAGCAAAGTTTTGAAGCAGGTTGGAAACAGGCATTTGATCAATACCAAGAGAATTCCTACAATGCGGCACAGGCAGGGAAAGATTCATTCAATGCAGTGACAAATTCAATGACCAATGCGTTGACTACATTTATTCAAACTGGCAAGATAAATTTTAAAAATTTCTCATTAAGCATTATTCAAGATTTGTTAGCAATTCAAATCAAGATGCAGATTATGCAAGCCAGTTCAGGAATGTTTAAGGGCATGGGCAGTTTCTTTGGAATTGGTGGATCATCTGGTTCACCTGCACCAGTTCGTGATCTAAGCGTACCTGCATTTGCAATGGGTGGTGATCCACCAGTGGGGCAAGCAAGTTTGGTAGGTGAAAATGGCCCTGAGTTGTTCATTCCAAAATCAGCAGGAACAGTTATACCAAATAACGTATTGGGCAATATGGGTGGGAACAGTTCACCATCCATTCACTACAATGGGCCTTACATTGCATCCATGCAAGCAATTGATACACAATCAGCAACTCAATTTTTAGCTAGAAACAAATCTGCGGTTTGGGCGGCTAATCAATCAGCACAACGAGGATTGCCACAGAGCAAATAATTATGGCAAATTTGACCACAATATTATCAATTTCTGAACAGGTGATGATCAATGATCAGCGTTTTGTGGGTCAGGTAATATCAAGGAATCAACGAATTAGTACCAGTGAAATTGTTACAGTTGTTCCATTTCAGTTTGATTTCAAGCCAATGAATTATTTGCTTTATTCTAAAAATAGAGCATTGTTGGCAAATCTTAGATATTATGATAAATCATTGGAACAATATTTAAATTTTGGAACTACAGGATGGGAAAATTACATTAATTATCAGGGTGATTTAAATTCAACTGAAATTGCAGGTTGTACATTTACCAGTGCAAGTGCAAATAAAAATTTGGTAATGACAGGATTGCCAACTGCAACACCATCATTTTATGCAGTAAAAGCAGGTGATTTTTTACAAGTTGGTAGATATTCTTATATTGCAACACAAGATGTATTAATGGGTTCAACTGGAACAGTTAATATTCCAGTACATAGAATATTGTTAACAACAATTACATCACCAGTTTCTGCGGTAATTGGTCAATATGGAACAACAGTTTCAATGGGTGGTAATACATATGTTGGTATTACATTTCCAGTTATATTGCAACAATATCCAACATATACATTAATACCAATGACAAATGATAGTTTTATTGCATGGTCAAACACTTTCAAGGCATTTGAATCGGTAGTATGAGCACACCAATTACACCAATTGAAGGCACAAACAACATTCGATATGCGGATTTTGTGCGGGTTGTCACATCAGTTAACACTTATTTTTTCTCAACTTATGCGGTAAATTTAACAATTCCATTGATTAGTTCTACACCATTTGACGGTTTGGGATCTTTGGTTGCAATTGGAAAAATTCAAAGAGATATTAAAAGCACTGGTAATCAAACTTCGATTGAAATAAATGGTATTGATAGTTCATTGCTAGGGTGGGCATTAGGACAAAATATAAAAGGCGCACAAATAACATTATGGAAAGGGTTTTTTAATACAGATGGAAGTTTGATAACGTCAGGAGGTACTGGCGGTTTGTATCAATACTTTTATGGTTTTATTGACACTTTTCAAATTACTGAAAAATGGCAAGAAGAAATTAGAATGTACACAGGCACAATTTCAGTTAGTGCCGCCAACATACAATTGATTTTGCAAAATAGAGTTGCAGGAAGATATACAAATGATTCTAGTTGGCAATTTTTTAATTCTGGTGATACATCAATGAAAAGAGTTGCTCAGATTTCAACAATTTATTATGCGTTTGGCGCACCTGCTGGAACATTATGATTCGATTAGCATCAAAATTTGATAATAATAAAATCAGGGAATTATTTATTGATTTCCATGATAAGCACAAATTATCAATTTCAGCAAATGAAATGAAATGGGATATTGTATTTTTTGAAAATCAATTATCAAAAATTTATGCAGGTTTAGGATTTATTTTAATTGATGAAGATTTTACAGGTGTAATGTGCATTTTAAAAACACCATCATTTTGGATGCCTGATACATTTATTTTGCAAGAATCAATGTGGCATGGTAAAACAGACAAAGTTAGTATTGAATTATTAAAAGCGTACATTAAAATTGGTAATGAAATGAAAGAAAAAAGGGAAATTACAGAATTTCATTTTTCATCATTTTCAGATTCTAATTTTGAAAAATTTGGTGCTAAAAAATTAACAAATGGGTGGGTGATATAAATGGCAGTTGCATTAGTACCCGTATTAGTAGATTGGGGAATGTTCACATTTGCGGCAGAGGTAACATCATTTGCTTTGAGTGTGGTTGCATCTGCGGTGGTTGCCAAATTATTAGCACCAAAAATTCCAGATAATAATGCACCATTATCAGGAAATAACATAACAGTTCAACCTGCCACCAATAATAAATTGCCAGTGGTTTATGGAACATCATATTCTGGTGGAACTATTGTTGATCTTTCAATTACATCAGACAATCAAACATTGTTTTATGTGATGGCATTATCAGAAGTTACAGGAAATGGTACTGATAATTTTGCATTTGGGGACATTTTATTTGGTGGTAGAAGATGTTTGTTCAATGGTTATACATATACAAGCACAGGCGTTACAGTTGCAAGCATTTCAAACAATCAAATTTCATATACAGGAACATTGCCTGGTGGAATTACTAATGGTTCATTATTGACATTTAACAATGGATCAGCGCCAATTTCTTATGTTGTATCAGGAATTAATACAACATCAAAAGTAATTCAATTTACAGTTACGATTGATCCAACAGTTGCAATTGGAAACACAATTTATCAATTTGTAAATGGAACAAATACATCATTGGTTTATGCTTTGCAAGATGTATCAACTGGTGCAGTAAGTTATGTTTATACAACTACAAATGTTCAAAAAGGTAGAACAACAACAACAACTGTAACTGGTTCAGCATTAAATATCTATTTATACAGTAATGGATCATATTCTGGTTTTAATACATCATCCAGTGCCATTAGTGTTATGCAAAACAGTGCATTAACATATCAATGGGATACATCAAAAACAATGTCCAATTGTTGTTTTGCAATTGTTGAATTAACCTACAATACAAATTTTGGATTGACAGGATTGCAACAAATGCAATTTGAAGTTATCAACCCAAGAAATAATGCAGGTGATGTAATTTATGATTATTTAACAAGTTCAGTTTATGGTGCGGCAATACCAGTTGGTCAAATTGATACTGCAAGCATTACTGCATTAAATACATATTGCAATCAAACTATCACATTTAATAATTAGCAAGGATTGGCATTAACTCAGCCAAGATTCAAATTTAATGGCGTTATTGATACTATTGACACAGTATTGAACAATGTACAAAACATTTCAAATTGTTGCGATTGTTTAATTAAATACAATGAAATTTATGGCCTTTGGAGTGTAATTGTTCAAAGTACATCATATTCAGTTGCAATGGATCTAAATGATTCAAATATGGTTTCAAGTTTATCCATAACATCAATGGATATTTCAAACACATATAACATTGCAGAATGTCAATTTCCAGATTTAACACTGAACGGATCATTCAATACAAGCACAATAAATTTGGCAACAGTTGAACCATCATTGTTGTACGCAAATGAACCTGCAAATATTCAAACAATTAAATTACCTTTGGTTAATAATGACGTTCAGGCGCAATTATTGGCAACCAGATTTTTAAAACAAGCCAGATTAGATTTGCAAGTTGTTTGCGAAGTTAACTATATTGGACTGGAATTAGAAGCAGGTGATATAGTCACTGTAACAAATACGAATTATGGTTGGTCTGCAAAGTTATTTCAAATTTTTAAAGCAGAGCAAAATTTTGCATCTGATGGTGCAATTACAGTTTCATTAACATTACAAGAATATGACCCAAATGTTTTTTCTGATGTAAGCATTACTCAATATACACCACCAACAAATACAGGATTGGGAAATCCAAATGCATTTGGTGTTATACCTGCACCAACAATTTCCAATTTGCAAATTAATGCGGCAGTTCCATCATTTCAAGTTAATGTAACAACAAGTGCGCAGGGTATTGTGCAATATGCAAATATTTATTATTCTGCATATTCAAATCCATCATTGTCGCAATTGATTTTTGCAGGTACAACTGCAATTGCATCATCTGGATCAACTTATGGAAATAATACTGCAATACCTGCGGTTACATTGGGTGGAATTCCTGCGGGTAATTGGTATTTCTTTTCCCAAATGGTTAATCAATTATCAACATCCAATTTTAGCCCTGCAAGTTCAGTTTTAAATTGGACACCATTCACATTCCAATTTTCAAAAAGGTATTTATCGGTTGCATATGCTAATGATGCAATTGGTACTTGATTTACATTTACCAGATCTGGACACAGTTATTTTGGATTATCAAATACAAATACATCAAGCGTTGATGCAACGCCAGGGGATTACACATGGTATTTGGCAAATCCCACATTTGGAACAACAAATTATTTATTATGGAATAATTACGGCAATAATTTAATTGGATTTGCAACTGGTGGGGCTAATTTAGCGGCAGGATCTGGGTCATTTGTTCCAAGTGATACTACAAATTATGATCCATCAAAATGGCAAGCATTGCCAGATGGAACAAATTTAATTGATCTAAATCAAAGATCTGGACAATTAATTCAAACAGGTACAACAGTTGTTGGATCTGGTCAAATTGCAGTTACAAATAATCAGCAGGGGCAAGTTGTTGCATCATTGTCCCAATTATTAAATTTTGGTACTGGAATTACAACAAAGACAAGTTCAGTTGCCACATTAACAATTGATATTTATGGCAGAGTAGTTGGATTCACAACGCCAGATACATTTAATTATTCGATGACTGCATATACTGCATCATCAGGACAAACTGTTTTTAGTGTTACTAGAGGTTCAGAATATAACACTGGAAATTGTTGGGTTTTTCAAAACGGTTTGATATTAAACCCAAGTTTGTATACAGATGCATCTGGATCAATTACATTGGCAACAGGTGCAACTGCATACGACATTATTACAATTGTTTCATTTGCATCTGTTAATTCATCAACTGGTACATATAATTCTTTTAGTGTAAATACGGTTACATTAAGCAATCAGGCAAATTACACTGCATCAGGATTTACAATCATTGATGGAAATGAATTATTGTTTTTAAATGGTACGGTTGTTAATGCACAAGATTACAATATTTCTGGACAAACAATCTCATTTATTGGAAATGCAACTGGTGAATTAATAATATATCAATGGGCAAACAATAATTTGGGAGTTCCAAACGGAAACCCAATTAGTACAGATGTTTACACAATAGTTGGACAAACTTTATATCCATTTAATTATGATCCAAATGCTTTTAATTTGTGGAACAATGGCGCATTATTACTTGAAACCACTGATTATTCAGTTGCAACTGGAACATATACATTAGCAAATGCCCCAACATCAACATCAAATATTTTGGTTCAACAAACATTCACTAGAACAGGTGCGGTATGACACAAGCATATAATTTAAGTCAATTAGCAAATTTTATTAATTCATCTGGTAAATTAAGTAATACTGGATTGCAAAATCCATCAGTAACAGTTTCAGCGGGTACAGGTTTATCTGGTGGTGGTTCAGTTAATTTGGGAAGTACCATAACATTAACAAATACTGGCCTTTTGTCTGCATCTGGATCAGGATCAGGAATTAGTGTTTCAACCACATCTGGTGCAGTTACTATTCAAAATACAGGTGTAACATCAGTAAATGGATCAACAGGTGCAATTACCAATTCAGCAAGGCCAGGCTCTGCATCATGGCACACTGTTACAGGAAGTCGGGCATTAAATAATGTATATACAAATAGCAATTCATATGAAATTGTAGTTAATGTTTGTGTTTCTACAGTTGGAGGGACAACAAGTATTGGATATGTTTCTGGTGTTCAATTAAGTGAAATTTATACACCAAATACTAATGGCGTTTGGTTTCATGTCTTAACAGTTCCATCAGGTGCAACTTATGAGGTTACACAATCTGGTGGTGGTTCATTGTCAACATGGGCTGAGTTGTATTGATATATAATAAAATCACAATATAAAACATGATTCATGGCCTTGTAAGGGTATAAGGCCAACAACCAAGAACAGGGGAAATCATGGCAGTTTTTAATCAAAACACATTAACACAGGTATCTGGTTTTGACAATCCGATAATTGCAGGTGAGTTGGTTTACCAACAAAAAACATATTGGAATCTTGCAATAACTGCATCTGATGGTGTAACACCATTGCCATTAACAGGTGCAACAATTGATGCTCAAATCATTAGGCGTGAAGTTTCTAATATTCAAGATACTAGAAACGGTTTGTCATTTGATATTACAAATTACACACCAACACCAACACCAATAAGTTTAACGGTTTCAAATATAAATTACAGTGCAGGTACTTTTACTTTGGTAATTGATGATACTGCATGGAGTTTAGTAGCAACAGATCCAGAATTGGACATTAATGCGGTTGATTGTGTCGGATTTTCAGGCCGTATAAAAATTAGTTTTGCGGCAAGTGGTTCAAATCCTGAAAATGACTACATCATATTTTTATTATTTTTGGTTAGATCTGATGGCATAGTGGTGGAATAACATGACTAATATATCAGTTAAGGTTATAAATCAAAACAATGTTGATATTAGTGTAAATCCTCCTGCTAGGCAGGTTGTTAATGTCGTACCACCTGCAATTCAAGAAATATCAATTAATCGTGGATTGATTGGGCCATCAGGTTTTTCTGGATACTCGGGTTATTCAGGTACTGGTGGTGTTTCTGGTGGATCTGGATATTCAGGTTTTTCTGGTCAAAGTGGTTTTTCTGGATATTCTGGTTATAGCGGAACATCAGGATTTTCTGGAAATTCTGGTTATTCTGGAACGTCAGGATTTTCTGGAATTAGCGGATATTCTGGAATTTCTGGATTTAGTGGATACAGTGGGATCAGTGGATATTCAGGAATTTCTGGATACTCTGGTTTTAGTGGAATAAGCGGTTTTTCGGGTTATTCTGGAACGTCTGGATTTTCGGGTTTTTCTGGTATTAGTGGTTTTTCAGGATATTCAGGCATAAGTGGGTATTCTGGTATTTCAGGATATTCAAGTTTTTCAGGATATTCTGGAATTTCTGGATATAGCGGTTTTTCTGGAATTTCTGGTTTTTCAGGTTATTCTGGATATTCTGGTTTTTCTGGTGCAAGTGGAGTTTCGAGCAATTATTATTTTTACAAAGCCAATACATCTGCAACAAGCGGAGATCCAGGTTCAGATTATTTACTTTGGAACAACTCAACTCAAATAAGTTCAACACAATTAAACGTAAGTCATTTGGCGGCAAATGGCGTTGATATTAGTGTTTTCCTTGCATTGCTAGGTGCAACAGAGGAAATTGTTGTTCAAGATCAAACAAACAGTGCTAATTCTCAAACTTGGGAAATAACTGCAACTCCAACAAATGTTGGTGGTAATTATTGGACAATTCCAGTTTCATTGGTTTCATCATCAGGTACTGGAACATCAAACTTTTCAAATAATCAACAGATCATTTTGGCAGTTGCAAATGGAATTTCTGGATTTAGTGGCTTTTCTGGTTATAGTGGATATTCTGGTTTCAGTGGTATTTCTGGATATTCTGGGTTTTCAGGAATCAGTGGATTTTCTGGAATCAGTGGATTTTCTGGAATAAGCGGTTATTCTGGTATATCAGGTTATTCTGGAATTTCAGGTTATTCTGGGTTCAGTGGAATTAGTGGATATTCAGGTTTTTCAGGAATTTCTGGATATTCTGGAATTTCTGGATTTAGTGGAATAAGTGGGTATTCTGGTACATCAGGATATTCTGGTTTTAGTGGAATTTCAGGATATTCAGGATCTGGTGTATCAGGATATTCTGGTTTTAGTGGAATTTCTGGTTACTCTGGATACTCTGGAATTTCTGGATACAGTGGAACATCAGGATATTCTGGAACGAGTGGATATAGTGGATTTAGTGGCATTAGCGGATATTCTGGATCTGGTGTATCTGGTTATTCTGGAAATAGTGGGTACAGTGGATTTAGTGGAATTTCTGGGTTCAGTGGAATTTCTGGATATTCTGGAATAAGTGGATATTCTGGGTTTTCAGGTGTAGCAGGTGCAGGTGGTGCAATTGGATATTATTTATCATCAATTGACACAACAACACAAACTGCATCCAGTTCAACAGTTGATTATGTTGTTGGAATAAATACAAATCTTGAATCCCAAGGTATAAGTATTGTTTCTGGAAATCAAATTACATTTGCAAATGCAGGTAAATATGTAATTAATTTCAGTGCGCAAGTTGTAAATCCAAACACCAGTATTGCAACAGTTTCATTTTGGTTTAGAGTTAATGGAACAGATGTATCGCAATCAACTGGAACATTTGCAGTTCCAGCAATTCATTCTGGAGTGAATGGGGCATCAATTGTTGGATGGGATCAAGAATTTACAGTAAATGCTAATGATTACATTCAATTAGTTTGGCAATCTGATACTACTGGTGTAATGTTGCAAACATTGGCGGCAGGTACAACACCAGTTGTTCCACAATCACCATCAGTGTCAGTTACTATTTGGCAAATAATGTACACACAATCTGGATATTCTGGATTGAGTGGTTTTTCAGGTATTTCTGGTTAT